TTATAAGTTTTCAACAAATATAACTATTTTTATTTATATTTGCGTAAATGATAAATTTAAACATAAAAGCATTATCAATTAATAAAGCATTTCAAGGTCGCAGATTTAAAACTCCTGAATACAATAAATTTATTTCTAACATGTTATTTTTGCTACCTAAATTAAAAGACGTGCCAACAAAAGATATTCGTTTAAAAATTGATTTCGGTTATAGCAGTAAATTAAGTGATATTGACAACGGTTTAAAAACTTTTTTGGATTGTTTAGTTAAAAAATATGGCTTTGATGACAGGTATATTATTGAATTACATGTAACCAAAACGATAGTAAATAAAGGTCAAGATTATATTAAATTTGAATTTTATTAGATTGATAATCAATTAGTTACAAAATATTATGAAAATAAATTTTTTTATTCAAAAGTTTATTTATATATTTGCTAAATATTAATCAATTAAATACTACCAAATGAAACAACTACATGAAGCTTTACGTGAATTTAACAAAACAAATCCAATTCTTAATCCTAGATTGTGCCTTAATGAATCAACAGGTTATTACATTGTAACATTAGCATTTAGTAAAAAATATTGTGAATCAAAAAATCTAAAAGTTATATTATGAGCGAATTAGAACAACAAACACAAAGAGCATTAATTGTTTTCTGCTCACTTGCAATGGTACAAAATGAAATGTACACGTATTTCTTAGGACGTTTTCGACATTTAGAAAAGCAAAAATTTAATGATTTGATTCGAGCTTCAGATATGTTTGTTAAAACCATTAACCATAATTTAGATGAAGTAAGTTTAAAGGCAGTAATGCAAATGGATGAAAACATGCACAATTTTATTTATACATTAATTAAAAATGAGGATTTTATAGAACTTAAAAAATAAAAATTATGAAAATAAATTTAACACATAATATTTTAAATGATAAATATACAGAATATGTATATGAAGCATTTGATATTCAAAACAAAAATGAATCAAATGTTACTATTGACGCAAATTTAGAAAATTTACCTGAAACATGGAATATTGGAGTTGTTTATGGTGGTTCTGGAACAGGTAAAACTACTATCTTAAAAAATTATTTTAAAAAAGAAATGGACAAATCTTATTTTGATAATTCAAAATCATTAATTTCTAATTTTGATTGGTTAGAACCAAAAGAAGCTGCTTTTTTATTATCTGCAATGGGTTTATCTTCTGTTCCAACTTGGTTACGTCCTTTCAATACATTATCAAATGGTGAACAATACAGAGCAAATCTTGCTTATATTGTTGGTAGTTCAAAAGAAAATGAAATAATTTTAATTGATGAATATACTTCAGTAGTAGATAGAGATGTAGCAAAAGCAATGTCTAATGCTTTACAAAAATATATTCGTAGAACAAATAAAAAAATAGTTTTAGCATCATGTCATTTTGATATAATGGAATGGTTACAACCAGATTGGATTTATTCACCACAAAAAAGGCGTCTTGAAACAGCGTCATTACTTCGGCGACCAGAAATTGAACTTCAGATATTTCGATGTAGATATGAAACTTGGAATTTATTCAAATATAATCATTATTTAACTGAAGATTTAAACAAATCAGCAAAATGTTATGTAATATTGTTTAATGATAAACCAATTGCATTTATGGCAATTTTACCTTTTCCAAGTGGTGTAATTAAAAATGGATTTAGAATATCAAGAATTGTAGTTTTGCCTGATTTTCAAGGTTTAGGAATTGGATTTAAAATTTGTGATTGGTTTGGTCAAATTTATAAAAATATTAATAAAACAATTTATATAAAAACTTCAAATCCAGCATTATGGTTAGTTTTTAATAATTCTAAAAATTGGTTATTTTGTGGAGAAACTTCAGGAGAAAAAAAAGCTGAAATGATGCAAAGTAAAAAACAAAAAAGTAAAGGTGATTACAACACGTCTTCAAGAATTTCAAAATCATATAAATTTATAGGAATTAAAAATAATATAAATACAAATTTAATAACTTTTAATGCAGATGCTTGGAAAAATGTAGCTCAAAATCAAATATCAATGTTTTAATAATAAATCAATAATCAATAATCAATAAAAAAAAAATCATGGAAAAAACGACAAAATCAATTGAAATCAAAAAAATGTTAAATGAAAAAAAATCAGCTAAAGAAATATCTTTATCTTTAAATGTTAGTTGTGCTTACATTTATAAAATAAAAAAAGATATGAATAAAGTTGTATAATTAAATTTTATTTATTATTTTTGTAAAAGTTAATGCGTTGAGGGATGCTATTTTAAATTAACTAACTTATTAACCCATTGCTTGCGGAGCCCTCACTCCAAAGGCATGGGTTTTTTTTATTACATAAAATTATGAGAAAAATATTTGAAGAATGCGACGGAAATAGTACAATTGAATTAACAAAATCTACTGTTGATACAATACATATTTTTATTGAATGTCCAGAAGATAAATCAAGAAATACTGAATTAATATTTAATAATAATACTATTTTAGAAATTATTAGCGAATTATCAAAACTATTAATATCTTAATTATGGCAAAGAATTTTCCTTATTTTAAATTCACTGTATCTGAATGGATGACTGGTGATATTGTTTTTGAATCATTATCTACTCAAGGTTTATTTATTAATATTTGTGCTTTATACTGGCAACGTGATGGTAATTTAACTATTGACGATATTAACAAAAGATATAAAAATCCTACTGAATTATTAAATTTAATTAATACATTTGTTGAAGTAGAAAATAATATAATTTCAATTAAATTCTTAGACGAACAGTTAATTGATGCTAATCATGTATCAAAAGTAAACTCCGCCAATGGTAAGAAAAGTGCGGAAAGTCGAGCGAACGTTAAACGATTGCTCAACGAACGTTCAACGACCGTTCAACGAATTTCAACAAATAAGAATAAGAATAAGAATAAGAATAAGAATGAAATAAGAATAAAAGAAGAAGAAGAAATAAATATAAATCATATCAAACTTTATTTTTTTGAAAATGGTTATTCTGAATCTTCAGCTCAAAAGTTTTATGATTATTATTCCGTAGCTTCGTGGAAAGATAGCAAAGGTAATAAAGTTAAAAACTGGAAACAAAAAGCTCAAGCAGTATGGTTTAAACCTGAAAACAAAATTATTGATACAAACTCACCTTTAAAAATGGTTTACTAATGGATTTAAAAGTAATTAACTTAGCAGATAAAAAAGAATACACCATCGACGTTCATAAAAATGGTGAAAATCAAATGACTTGTCCTGAATGTTCACCAACTCGAAAAAAGAAAACAGACAAATGTTTTAGTTTTAACTTAAACAAATCTGCAGGTCGATGCAATCATTGTGGAATTGTTTTAGTAGAAAATAAACCTTTTGAACCAAAACACACACAAATTGAATTTAAACGTCCTAAATTAGTTGAACTAAGTAAGTATACAGAAAATTGTTTAAAATTCTTTAAAACACGTTTAATTAGCGAAAAAACACTATTAGAATTAAAAGTTAGTGAAGCAATTGAATGGATGCCACAAGCAAGGACTGAAATTCCAACAATACAATTTAACTATTTTAGGAATGGTGAACTCATAAATATTAAGTCACGTGGAAAAAATAAAGACTTTAAACTTTTTAAAGATGCTGAACTAATTTTTTATAATCTTGATGCAACCATCGATAATGAAACAATTATAATTTGCGAAGGCGAAATGGATGCATTAGCTATTTATGAATGTGGTTTTAAAAATGTTGTTTCAGTTCCAAATGGAGCTGGATTAGGTAAAATTAATCTTGAATACTTAGATAATTGTATTGATTCATTTTCAGATAATACAAAGTTTTTATTAGCACTTGACAATGATAAAGCAGGTTTAAACCTACAAAATGAATTAGCAAGGCGTTTAGGATTTGAAAATTGCAGTAAGATAACTTTTAAAGACTGTAAAGATGCAAACGATTGCTTAATTAAATACGGAATGAAAGCAGTTATTGATTCAATTAATGATGCTAAAGAGTTTCCAATTGTTGGTGTATTTAACGCCTTAGATATTGAGCGTGATATTTACGAATATTATAACAACGGTTTACCTCAAGGATGTGGAATTGGCGTTGGCGAAGTAGATATGTACATTAAGTTTCAAGAGGGTTACTTAACAACTATAACAGGTATTCCAGGTCATGGTAAGTCTGAATTTTTAGATTTTTTATTATGTAGGTTAAACATTTCACATGATTGGAAAACAGCTTTATATTCTCCAGAAAACCACCCTTTAGAACTTCACTTTAGTAAATTTGCAGAAAAAATATCAGGTAAACCATTTGAAGGTAGCAACAGAATAAGCCCTATTGATTTAAAAAACTTAATTGAATATCATGCTAAAAATTTCTTTTTTATTAATCCTGAAAATGACTTTACTTTAGATAATATTTTAGCTGCAGTTAAACAGTTAGTTCGTAAAAAAGGCATTAAAGCATTTGTTATTGATGCTTGGAATAAACTTGACCATCAATACACAAATAATGAAACTAAATATATTTCTGAGCAACTTGATAAAATAACTATATTTTGTGAAAAAAATAAAGTACATTGCTTTTTAGTAGCTCATCCAACTAAAATACAAAAAGATAAAACATCAGGTAAATATGAAATACCAAATCTTTATTCTATTAGTGGCTCGGCTAACTTTTATAATAAAACAGCAAATGGTATTACAGTTTATAGAGATTATGAAACAGGTTTAACCGAAATATACGTTCAAAAGGTTAAATTTAAACATTGGGGACAAACTGGTTGTATTCAAATGAGTTGGGACAAAACTAATGGGCGTTACTACAAAGGAACACCAAGTTATGAATCATGGATTAATACAATTGAAG